GCAATAAGAATTTTACGACTACGTGGTATTCCTAGAGACAAAGTGGTAGAAAAGAGTATTGAGAGACACAAAGAAGAATTTGATGCGGCTTGTCCCAATGCCAAGTTCGTACCACAGATCTTTATCGATGGCACACTTATCGGTGGAACCAGCGACTTAGTTAAATGGTTTAAAGAACGTGGCATTCCAGATGGAGTAGCTGTACCTTCTAAGTAATGTTCAAGCGCCATAACACAAGCCTAAGAAGTGAAGTGGCCTGTGTTAGGGCTGTAGATAACCTTGAGCTCGCAGATTTTCGATACTACGACAAGGACGGCTTTGAGCTTAACCTAGCAGAACAGAAGTATTACGCTGCTATGGATTTCCCCACACACCATCGCATACTTAATCACACCTGCTATCAGGAACCTTGGTTCGAATTAGAGCACGATGATCTAGGGCTGATATTAGATCACTCGATGATGCTAGTACGATGCAGCTACGGCAAAGCAGCCCTAGATCAACTACGAGAACTTAAACAACATCAACCATTAACACAGCAGTTAATAGATACTGTACCCAAATGGGGATTTGACTTTGATCTAAACGGCGTTGCTCCGGACGGTACTGTATTTGAGGTTCTGCACGTAGAGTACGATTCCAGAAACTACGAAACATTTAAGAATCGCATGTTAGATTTCAGCTATAAAGTACGCCATACAGACTGGATCTCCGTAGCAGCTATGGTATGGGATCGCAGGGCAGAATGGCAGGACCTCAAAGGATTTGATCAAAATCATTGGCGAGCACAGGAAATACTGGGCTGGGATAAATCGGAGTATCTAGAAAAAGCCAACTAAATAACTGATAACTTTATTACAAGGGCTTTACCCAATGCGTAAACTACTACTACTATTATTATTAATTCCTTTTGCAGCTCTAGCAAACCCTATCGACGATCAATGTCCTCAACACGTACTGCGTGGTGCTCCTGTAAGTCCGATTACAGCAAACACGCAGTATCTTTGTAAACAGAACTACGCTATACACTATAGATACGATACCAAAACAGCAGAGTACGTTGTGCAACACGTTACCTTACAATCTATTTCCGGACCTGCCAAAAGAAAAGACGATTTTAGACCGGATCCATCTATACCAGCACAGTACAGATCAGTCCTGGCAGATTATGCTGGATTTCCTTTTGACAGAGGACATCTAAGCCCAGGAGCAGATAACACAATCAATGACGATATCATGAGCGAAAGTTTCTTCTTGTCAAACATGGTTCCACAAGTTCCTAATCACAATCGTGGTATTTGGAAGCAGTTAGAAACAGCAGTACGTAATTGGGTATCAGAAGGCAAAGACATCTATGTAGTAAGTGGAACAGTTTATGCTCCGGGTTACCAAACCATCGGTGCAGGTCGAGTTGGTATTCCTACACACATGTGGAAAGTTATTGTAGATCGTAAAGGTAGCAAATCTATAGCTTTCTTATTTCCAAATGCTCCGCTACCAGTAGCAGATTTACCAAAATATATTACCAGTGTAGGCTCGATCGAACAGTACACCGGTATTAATTTTATGCCTCAATTAACTGCACAACAAAAGAAAGTGCTAGAAGACACACCTCCAAATATTGCAGATTGGTCTAGCTTAAAATAAATACTATCATGCATCTAAACACCCTTAAACTGTTTGCCCAATTTTGCGAAAGCTACTTGCCAGAAGCCAGTAGCTCTATGGCTTTGATACAACAACATCCCGGTGGCGGTGAGGTAATTAAAAAATTACACACAGATCAAAAACTTGGACACGATATCAATTACCAAGCAGTTCCTAAAATTTCTTGGAGTGAATTAAAAGATAGTTATCGCGGTGCTTGGGTGATTATTCAAGGAGATAAAGGAACAGGAGCTATCAAAGCAAGTGGTGGCAATACTGGTGATTATTTTGCCGTTGCCAGCACAGGTGGTGAAACTCGCAGCATGAACGACAGTCGTGGTGGCAATGTTTTAGATTTCCTTAAAGGTGAGATCGGAGGATTGCGTAAATTCTATGTAGGTAAGAATACCACAGCCGTGACGGACAAGCAGAAAAAACGTGCTAATAATAAAGACGGTGCTGGATCAAACGTAGTTTCGCAAGAAACCCTAGTTAAAAAATTCAAGCCTCTTTGGGCCAAAGCTATAACTGCTGCTATCGCAGATATCAAAGGACACGTTGCTAATCAAATTAAGAATGATGCATTTGAAAAAGCAAAACGCAAACTAGAGCACATAGAACAATTACAAAATGGTTTAGAATCTATTGAATCGGGTACAGGTGATGTTCCTGGATTTGTGGGAACTGCGGTTAACACTGCAATACTCATGGCAGCAAGTCATCATTATCCAGAACAAACAGGAAACATCAGCAAGAGCTATAGTCGCAATTACAATTCAGAAAACTCGGAAGGTCCTAAACTACTGTTAAAAGATATATCAGAAGGCGATACAGCTAAACTAGGAACTATCCTAGCTTTCTTTAAAAAGGCATTGATTTCAGGATGAGACTCGAACAACTAGAACAGCATCTTAAGAAACGCAAGCCAGTAGCTGAAGCCAACGTTGCGGCTAAGATCAAAGATCCAAAGACTATCAAGATGCTAGGCATTGCCATGCGTCACGATGGTACATTACCTAAACACGCTATTGCTAAACTTGGTCCAAAACCAGATGATCAAAGCATTTTAGCCTTATGGAGTGAAATGCTAGACAAGTCATTGCAGTCGACAGACTATGGTGACTTATCACAAGATGGCAAATTTGACGAATGGCTAACACGTTTGTATACTAACGGGCAGGCCGACTATGAAGACATTAACGGTGAAGGTGGTGATGCTCTAGGCGCATGGAAAGCTCTAAGCATCCGCGGTAAGTTAAGTGAAAAGCATCAAGACTTTAACAAATTCAAAAGTCTAAGACAGATACAACAACTAGTCCGTGATCCAGCTTATCGTGATGAACTACGTAAAATCAAAGACGCAGAAGTTATTGAAAAACACAAACGTGAAAAGAAAGAAGTCACACTAATAGATGATGATCGTTTCTTGATTGTTGTACCTTTTAACTATGGTGCTTGTTATACATTTAATAACAGTCACGGATATCAAGCAAACTTCTGTACAGGATCTAGCTCAGGACTATCGTGGTTTCAACGCTATGCGCCGGAAGGTCCTATAGTTTCTATATACGATAAAGAAAACCCAAATCACAAAGACGGTAAATGGCAAATGCATTTACCAACTAACCAATTACAAAACGCAGATCAAGACAATCGTGGCAACATGCCTCGCAATGATGAACGATTTGCAGAACTATTTCCAGGGCTAATGAAACGTATTGCCGACGCCATGGGCGCAAACGCAGAAGATATCAAAACTGCCAGCATGGAAATTACAGGCGGAAAAGGTTATGATGTTGCATCAGCAGTGTCTGACATTAAAAAGAAAGCACCGTTGTCATATGCATCAGCAGTCGAAACAGATGAGCCAGAAGAAGAAGATCCGAATGATGGACCTGGTACATACGTTGTAACACAAAATGCATCGGGTAAAACTGCTCGCATTGAGGGCGAAAGCCGTCAAGATATTATCACAAAGTTAACTACACGTTATCCAGATAGTACAGAAGCAGACTATACTATTGAAAAGGCACAAGCGTAAGAACACCCTACCTTAGGACGTTTGCGTTACTATAGGGTTGCCCGGCTGCTGGGCAGAGCGTTATGGGAGTCGTGCCCCGGAATGGCGCACTGAAGTGAGCATTAATGAAAGCACCGGCATGAAGATAGCGTTATTTGTGCATCAACCAAAGTGCTCGATAGAATCGGGTAATGGTATTCTACAAGCTCTCCAACCGTATCACCAATTTAAAATTTTTACCAAGTGGCGTTTAGACGCCGATTTTTTTGACGATGTTGATTGCATAGCATTCCCTGGTGGTATAGGTGATAGCGATAGTCATGAATATCTTTTTAAAGAAAACGGGGAACGTATACGTGAATTTGTGCAAGGTGGTGGAAAGTATCTAGGTATCTGCATGGGAGCATACTGGGCAGATAAACACTACTTCGATCTATTAGTTGACGTTCGAGCAGACCAATATATAACAAGGCCCAATTCAGACACACGTCGACCTCATGCTAAAGCACAAAAAGTAACATGGAAAGGTGCAGAAGAAAAGATGTTCTTCTATGATGGCTGTGCATTTCACGGATCTGGACTAGCTACAGCAGACATATATGCATCTTATCCAAACGGCGATCCTATGGCAATTATACAGGGTAGACTCGGACTGATTGGTTGTCATCCTGAAAGTACTCCAAGCTGGTACAACGAGTATTATAATTGGATGAAACCACATTATCACGGTGGGCGACATCACGAGCTGTTGTTAGACTTTGTAAACGATTTATCTAAGCGATAAATATCTTCATGATAGAACTCATAGCAACGTTAGTGATGACGCATATCACAATAGTGTGCGTTACACTATACCTGCACAGAGGACAAGCCCATCGCGGCATAGTCTTTAATCCCCTACTAGAACATTTTATGCGAGCCTGGCTTTGGCTAACCACAGGAATGGTTACCAAACAATGGGTAGCAATACACCGCAGACATCATAGATCCAGCGATCTTCCAGGAGATCCACATAGCCCGCATGTGTTTGGCATATGGCGGGTATTCTTTAAAGGGGCTGGACTATATCACAAAGCCAGCAAAGATTCTGCTATGATCCAACAATACGGAGTAGGTACTCCAGATGATTGGATTGAACGCAACATATACTCCGCACACAGTCGCTCAGGCATTCTATTAATGCTGATCATAGATCTATTGTTCTTTGGGCCGTGGGGACTGTTAGTGTGGGGTAT